CCTGAGCCGCTTTCCACTAGGGCCATCCACTCCCGCATAAACGACAAGCTATCTGGCTTTTCCGTATAGGACACAGAGTTGTTAGCCAACGCACGTTGTGGTTCGTTTTCCCACCATGCACCAGACTTAGCTGAACGCATACGATCATCAGAGAGGTTAGACAAAGAGATCATAGCAGAGCGACGAACACCGCCCACAACCACTACTTCCCCGATCTTACACATAATGTCGTGACACTCAATAGACGACAGCTTACGACCCTTAGCGTCTGTGAACTTACGTACCACAAAGTTAAACAGATCGACCAGAGGTGCTGGACCTGATGCACGGCCCCCGAAGGTCTTTAGTTTAGCGCCAGCAGGTCGTACCTTAGATACATCCCACTTGGGAACCTCACCGCTATAGAGCAGTGCGATAACTTGACGCAGAGCCTTGGCCCAACCCTCTTTGCTATCTTTGACAACAACAGTTGTGTCGCTGTTAAACATGGCCGCTGGCACTTCTGGTAGCTTACTGATGAACTGACGCTCTACAGAGAAACCTACGCCTGTGCCACACAACAAGATAAACATGGCTTCGTCGAAGGACTTAACGTCATCTACAGGCATGTAGCTACAGTTGTAACCTGCTGTGTTGTCACGGTTAAAAGCAGTACCCGCTGTCATCAAAGCCCGCATAGAAGGCATAACAGACAAGTCCATGATAGCAAAACGTAGTTCGTCTGCGTCACTTTCTGACATCTTGCCGTCAACTAAGTTGTTGATGTAGCGGTCTACTGTCTCACTCCAAGTCTCACGGCGACCTTCTTTGTCCAGCCACCGTGCATAACGAGACTTGTGAATAAAAGATTGGTAGTCGGTAGGAAGGTAGTTGCTAGTCATTCTTGTTCTTTCCTCGTTGCTGTTTGTCTTCTTCAAGCCAGACCATTCGATCAATGTCTGCTCGGTTAATTCCAATATCCCGTAGCTCTTTGTCTGTCAACATGTTTAGTTGTTTGATAGCATTACGGTGTGTACGCCATGTAGCTAGGTAGTTCATGTATCGCCAGAACCAACTCATCGGTTATCTCCACTTCCCTTAATTACACCACGTCTGACACGATCATTTAGTTTGTCCATATTAACTTGCATCACCTCCTCTAGGTTGCTTTGGAAGTAGTTTGCTAGGGCGGTGGCGTAGAACACAACATCCCCAAGCTCTTTGACAAGTTCTTTTTGACTTACCTTACTGTCGTCTCGCAAATACTTCTTGACTTTCTCTGCGACCTCTCCAGCTTCCCCTACTAGGCCAAGGGTATTCTCGACCAGCCTAGTGTCGCCCTTAGTGACGATCTTGTCCTCAACCCAAGCAGAATATGACATCGGTGTAATGTTCATCAGCTTAAAGGCATCTATGTCCTCTTGAGTAATCATAATGTTCTCCCATAAAACTCTGTTGTTGTGGTTGGATCAAGGTAGGCATCAAAGAGATACCAAGCGCAGTTATCCTTACCTACACTCTTGCTACCCTCGATCCACTTGACCCTACCCACGCTTACTACCTTAGCGCAATAGGTCATATAAACCGCCGATTGTTTAGTGTGCATCCAGTCTGCATCAAACAAGAACCATGTTGGACATATTTGCATCCAATGTTCTATGAACGGGTGCAGTATTTTTCTATCCCAAGGCGGGTTAGTGATACAGTAGTCAACTACTCCCTTCCCACCAACGTCAAGAACAAGACCGTCATGGCGAAATACATCAGGATGTCGTGGGTCAATGTCGCAAGCATATAAGCACTCCCCATGTCCATCTGTTAGATCTTTAATATGACTTATTAGTCGCCCGTCTCCCGCACACGGCTCTACATAATCAAATGCGTAAGGTAAGTGCGGGATCAGGGGTTCTACCGCAGCGATTGGAGTGGGGTAATAGTCTCGTTCAACTCTTTCGTAGTTGCTTCTTTTTCCCATTCACCCACTCCTCTGGAATAAGTTTATCAGCATACATAAAGCCATGTTTTTCACACCAGTCTCCATAAGATGTTTTCGATCCTTTTGTGATCTTGGCCCTACTATTACTAAACACAAACCTAATGTCAAGCTCAGGGTGCTGCTTCTTGACTAGCAGATGTTTCTTTCTGTCAGCAGCGACAAAACGTCCCTTGGACTCAATTATGATGCCGTTGGGAAGCTCAAAATCAGGTGTGTAGGTTCTGGTCTCATGCACCTCATACTTGATCTTGAACTCCTCATACTTAAACAAGACAGACAGAGACTTTAGTTGCTCAGAGATACGATCCTCTAGTCCCGATCTGTACCCGTATTTTCTGCCCCTTTCGGCGGCTCCCACATCTCGTTTTCGTACCGTCTTAGCCAAAGCAGTCTCCCATTCTCAATAATACGGTCTAAGTTACCATCGTATGCCTTAAAGACAGCATCCCAGAGTTCGTCCTCGTCTTTACAATCAGTCAAGAGCTTCTCCGCCTTCTTAGGGCCAATGCCATGAAGACCTTTGATGTTATCGGCAGCATCGCCAGTAAGTAGTTGGGTGTAGAAGAACAACGTACCCTCAAACTCACTCACCTTCGACCAAGTGCTTTTACCAAAGTTAAAGTGCCAGCAAGGTAGCTGTAACATGTCCTTATCAATAGAGGCCACCACACACTTGTAGTCCTGTGCAGCAGCCTCCTTTGCGATAAGATCATCAGCTTCTTCGTTGTCACTAACGATAGCATCATACATTTCTACCATGTGATCACGGGCAACACCAAGGTGGATGGGCTTTTCTGTCGCAGCCCTGTTTCCCTTGTAAGGATACGACTTGGCGATGTCGAACCTAAAGTTAGTCTTGCCCGTCAGGTAAACTATGTAGTCACTCTTGGAAGGAAAAGGAAGGTCAATGGTTTGCTCTAAGATAGACTCTACAAGCTCCACAACCTTACTTTTCGCATCCTGTGGGTAAAGGTCTTGAGTGGCAAAGGCTGCTCGGTAGGCGATGATGTCACCGTCGATTAGAACCTTGCCCTTGCTCATTAGAAGAGACCAAACGTGACAGAGCCATCGTCTTTCTCAAAGCCTACGTTCACAACGTAGCTAAAGCCCATGCCTCGAACTGCGTCTGTGAGTTGTTGGGCTAAGGTCTGTAGGTCTTCTACACCGTCTCGAACAGATGTAAAAGAGCCTTCGAACCCATCCTCTTCCTCGTCAAAGTAACCTGTGATCTCAATACGCATTTCTTTATCCTACCATGAACAGTTCGTCGTCTGCACTTACAGATGCGTTATCTTCCCATGCAACATGGTCTGTTACACCAAGCGCAATCAAACGTAGGCCAGCACCGTTAGAGTACGTCTCGAACTGTACCTTAGCCTTAGTGCCATTTCCTAGTGAACCGTCTTCTTCAAACGACCACCAAGATTTGTTCTCAACTCCGTTTGTCAGGTTGACCACATTTGGTGATCCACCGAAGTCTACCTCAGTTGGGTTACCTTTCTTGTCGGTGAAGGTCATAACATGATCGTGCATTCGAGCCAGTTTGATATACTTGCCGATACCGAAGTCATTACCCTCTTTGACACGTTTGTTGCCCATCGGCATCGGGTCCATGCCACCCTCAAGAAGTTCTGTGATCTGATCTTCGTTGGTAAAGTAAGCGTTAACAACGTATTGTCCGTTGTGTCGTGCTGCTTTCTTTGCTGCGTTGTTTAGGTCGCTGCCCATGTCACGGTTCTCTGCGAATACTTTTGCATACTCAAGAACCATATCCATTGTGTGTTTAGCCATAGTCGGGTCTTCCTTTTGTTTAAGCTGTAGGGTTTACAGCGCTTGGTTGGTAATATACTATAGGGACATTTTTTCGAATCTTAGACACTGATCCTCACATTTATTTTGCTTCCTAGTGAATATCTGCGTATGTGTTGCCGAATTGCACATCTGTCCCCAAGGGTACGTTGAGGTCTACCTCATGGTTTACGTTGTTAATGCTCATTTGCATAATGTTCTCAGCCTTGTCTTCGTCTCCCTTCTTAGTCAGAACAATGATCTCATCGTGGAATTGACCGATAGTCTGTAGGCCCATCCCACGACACTCCTTAACCCACTGGTCAAAGCAGTAGACGC